GTTTACAAACGTCTCAGACGGAAGTGGCGAAAGTGCTGTTACAAAGGTAGATGTAAGTGCCTTATCTAATAATTCTCTTGGTCAGACTTGTACTGGAGCAACCATAGAAAAAATATGGTGGCAATGTAACGGTATGAAAGTACAGTTATTGTTTGATGCTACTAGTGATGTTTTTTGTATTGAATTAGGTGAAAACCAAAGTGGTTATCATGATTACACAACTTTTGGTGGTTTACCTAACAATTCAGGATCAGGTAAAACTGGCGATATACAATTTACTACAGTAGGACATGCTAGTGGAGATACATACACAGTAATACTACAAGTAAAAAAAGAGTTTAGCTAATGGCTACTACTAAGGATGTAAAAAGGACTCCCTCAGGTAAAATTACTTACCGAGGGATGACTTTTCCAGGATTTAACAAACCAAAACGCACTCCTGGAGGTCCTAAAAAATCAGCAGTATTAGCTAAAAAAGGCAGTCAAATTAAACTTGTCAGGTTTGGTGATCCCAACATGACTATAAAAAAAGATCAACCAGGACGCAGAAAATCTTTTAGAGCACGTCATAGATGTGATACTGCTAAAGATAAATTTAGTGCTAGGTATTGGTCTTGTAAGGCTTGGTAATGAAAGCAGATGAAGTTTTAAAATTACTGGAAAAACACGAGTCAGAATGTGCGGACAGATACAAACGTATTGAACAACAACTGGATAGGTTTGATACAAAATTATGGGGTTTAGGTATATTGATAATAGCCTCAGCTTTTGTTCCGGAGATATTTAAATGGCTATAACAAGAGGTCAAATGTCAAAACAAATAAGTAAACCTCCTGCCAAAAAGAAAACTAAACGTAAAATACCTCCTAAATATTTAAAAGGTCTTTCCTCTGCTGAGAAAGCTAAGAGGCGAAAAGAAATACAACGTAATGCACCTAAAGCTGATAATGACCCATCAGCTTATAAATTTAGTACAGATTTTGATAAAAAAGGTAAACGCAGAAAAACAAAAGAGTCTGTATATACAAAACGCTTTAGAAAAATGTATGGAGGTAAGAAGAAATGAAGAAAAAACTAACACCTAAACAAAAAAAGTTAGCGTCACTAACACCCCCTTTTAATAAAATAACTCGTGGTGATATTATTAAGGGTGCAACTATGAAAAAGAAAAATGGTAGCAAAACTAGAAACAATAAGAAAAAAGCTTAGAACTGGTAAAAAACTAGGTTTTAGTGAAAGAGCTAGAGCAGTTAATAAAGGACTAATGCCAAGCAAAAGGAGGAAAAAACGTGTCAGCAAACGTAAGTAAAACACTAGCGGAAAAAGCAAAAAAAGCCAGAGCTAAAGGTAAAAAAGTCACAGCAGGACAATTAAGGCAAGTCTACAATAAAGGACTCGCCGCTTATAAAACTGGACACCGTCCTGGAACTACACCTAATCAATGGGCTATGGCTCGTGTAAACTCTGTACTGACTGGAGGTAAAGCGGCGAAGGTTGATGCTCATATTTTTGGTAAAGGCAAAAAACCTAAGAAGAAAACTACAGCAAAGAAAAAAGCCTAATGCCTTATCTTGTTAGTAATATACCCTTCTTCAAATGTTGGGTGCGTAAAGAGTTTACCCATAATCATGAGAAGTACAGAGGCGAGTTTATACATGCTCATGCTTTTGCTGTAACAACAATGCCTGACAGAACACTAGGCTTTCAAGTAGTTTTTACTGGTTGTGAGGTTGATAATACAGATGAAACAAATGTTCATGGTGGTGCAATGTGGGCTAGAATGCCACTGACTGCATTAGTAGCAGACATACCACTTGACACCATGCCAGATATAATGCACCCACGCTTTGCACAACCTTGGGATTGTAGTTCACATTACCATAGTGTTGTTAAGTTAGATTATGTAAGTGTTAGTCCCTGGATATGTAAAATAGATAATAAGTTGCATATCGGGAAATATTTATTTACAATAGATTATAGTCAGTCTGATTTGTCTGATGATCCAGCTCAGCATAAGCAGAGTCATGTGATTCAACTTATTAAGGCAGACAACTGGACGGGTAACATTGTTGCCTTGCCGAACAACAGGGTTAGAGTAACATCCCCTGCACTCTGGGAAACTGGAGAGGGAGCTCCCGATTTTAAACCGAGTCAATGGACTCACAATGCAGAGGAACATGAACAGTATATGGATCCCGATGTAACATTTAATAATCTTTATAAGGAGAGTAAAGAATGATGAAAAAGAAGAGCTATGCAATGGGTGGTGCTACTAACGACAAAGAGAAGATGATGGGTGGTGGTGCTATGAAAAAGAAAAGTTTTGCTATGGGTGGTGGTGCTATGAAAAAGAAAAGCTTCGCTAACGGTGGCAAGGTTGTAAAAGGTCCATATAGTTAATGACAACTTCATCCTCTACAAACTTTGAGCTAGATGTAGCTGAGTATATAGAAGAGGCTTTTGAGCGTTGTGGCTTAGAAGTACGAACTGGCTATGACATACAAACAGCAAAACGATCTATAAATATACTCTTAGCTGATTGGGCTAATAGAGGATTAAACCAATGGACAATTGAACAAAGAACGCAAACTTTAACTTCAGGTACTGCAGAGTATACTTTAGATACAGATTTAATTGATGTTTTGAACGCTGTTATAAGAAGAGGTAGCACCGATTTTTCTATCAGTAGAATAGGCAGAGATCAGTATTTAAATATACCTACCAAATCTACAACTGGAAGACCAAGTCAATATTTTTTGGATAGACAAATAACACCCAAACTAAAATTATGGGCTACTCCAGAAAACAGTACAGATATTTTTGTTTATGATGCTTTAACAAGAATACAAGATGCAGACACAGCAAAAAACACTATGGAAGTACCTTTTAGGTTTTATCCTTGTTTAACTGCTGGATTAGCATATTATCTTGCTATGAAAAAAGCACCTGAACGTGTTCAACTTTTAAAAGCTATGTATGAAGAAGAGTTTGAAAGAGCATCTGCTGAAGATAGAGATCGTTCTAATTTATCATTAACCCCGAGCAGTACATATTATGGTTTTGTATGAGTAGGTTTGCATTAGGAAAAAAATCAAAGTTTATATCAGATAGGTCTGGTTTTGCTTTTCCCTATCGCGAAAGAGTTATGGAATGGAATGGTAATTTAGTTCATAGGTCAGAATATGAACGCAAACACCCACAGTTAACTCCTAGAAAGCCTCCTTTTGAGCCACAAGCTTTACATCAACCACGACCACAAGAAATAGATGATAATAGTAAATTTATTATATACACTAATACTGATAAAGGTATATTAGGTGCTGAACTAACAACATTTAGTGCTACTACTTCATTAGGGACTGTAACGGTGAGTGTATCATGAGTTTTACTTTAACAACATTAAAACAATCAGTTCAAGACTGGACAGAAAATGATGAAACAACTTTTGTAAACGAACTTGATTTTTTTATTAAAAATGCAGAAGAGCGTATTTTTAAAACGGTAGACTTAGATTATTTTAGAAAAAATGTAGAGGGTACAGCAACCTCAGGTAATAAATTTTTACAGAAACCAGTAGATTATTTAGCTACTTTTTCCTTATCCCTTGTTAGTAGTGGTAGTAATATATTTCTTTTACAAAAAGATGTTAATTTTATACAAGAATATAATCCAGACCCCACAGTGACTGGTACACCTAAGTATTATGCACAATTTGATGTAAGTAATTTTATACTAGCCCCCACTCCAAATGCTGACTTTGCCGTAGAATTACATTATTATTATAGACCAACTTCATTAACAACAGATCCAAATGGAACAACTTGGATAAGTACAAACGCTCCTGATGCTTTGCTATATGGTACATTAGTTGAAGCGTATACTTTTATGAAGGGCGAAAAAGATATATTAGATTTATATAACGGTAGATTCTTAGAGTCTCTCGCACGATTAAAGAATTATGCAGAAGGTAGAAATTATTCTGATTCTTATCGAGAAGGTTTGGTTAGACAAAGACAAACATGAGTAAAATTAAAAGCGTGGCTATTGTCGGTTTGGGTAATAGTTTTAGCGAATATATTTTAGCTTCTATTAGAAGCGAAAAGTTTGATGAGACATGGGCTATAAACTCTATGTCTGCTGTAATTTTTCATGATAAATGTTTTATGATGGATCCACCATCTAGGTTTTTAGATACACCTAATGCTGGACAACAAACAAATGTTATGGCTGAAAGATTAAAAATAAAATTAGATATACCTATTTTTTCTTGTGTGCTTGATGAAAGATGTCCTGATGTAATAGAGTATCCACTCAAAGATATATTACAAAAAACAAAGTATGCTTATTTAAATAATACTGTCGCCTATGCTTTAGCTTATGGTATTGCAACGGAAGTTGAAGAGTTTCATTTATACGGTATAGATTTTACTCATAAGAATGTAAACTTTGCTGAGGCAGGAAGAGCATGTTGTGAGTTTTGGTTAGCTATAGCTATATCAAAAGGTATTAAAATAAACATAGCACATAATTCAAGTTTATTAGATACTAACATACCCGACGACCAAAAACTATATGGTTACCATAGGTTAGAAGACCCTATTGTTTCAACTGTCACACAAGGTAGTATGCTAATAACAAAAAAATCTAAACTAAGCCCTCCAGAGCCAATAGACAATGTGCCTAATATGATAGGTCGTGAAGATATTCCTGGAGTTACATATGAGGAGAAATAAATGTTTAATGTAGGTGTATCACAAGCTGGAAAAGTAAATGTTATGACATCAGATAAAGGGGGCTTGACTAATGAGCAAATATCAGATTTAGCCGTTGACAAGATAGTAAGCATATCAAACGATGCCCCACCACATATAAGACAACAAGCTAATCAATTTAGAGAACATCTTAAAAAAGTACTCTACCATTATTTGCTCTTGGCAAGAAAGGAAGAACGAGCTAGTATAGTTCATATCTTA